CATTTGCTAAGATATATGATTCTACAATCCTTGCTACAAACCAAGGTTCAGTACGAAGAGGAGCTGCATCAGTAAACCTTAATATAGAACATAAGGATTTTGAAGAGTGGTTAGAAATAAGAGAACCAAAGGGAGATGTAAATAGACAATCACTAAATCTACACCAATGTGCAGTTGTAGGTGATAAGTTTATGAGAAAACTTCAAGATGGAGATCCGGATTCTCGTAGAAAGTGGGGAAAATTACTACAAAAAAGAAAAGCAACTGGTGAACCATACATCATGTATAAAGGAAACGTTAACAAAGCAAATCCTGAAGCATACAAAAAAAATGGATTAAAAGTTCATATGACAAACATATGTTCTGAAATAACATTACACACAGATGAGAACCATTCATTTGTTTGTTGCTTATCTTCATTAAACTTATCTAAATACAATGAGTGGAGAGATACTGATTTAGTTTATACTGCAACTTGGTTTTTAGATGGAGTTCTTTCAGAATTTATTCAAAAGGCTAAAAACATGAAAGGATTTGAACATTCTGTTGCATCTGCTGAAAAGGGTAGAGCATTAGGATTGGGAGTTTTAGGATGGCATACTTATCTACAACAAAATGGTATTCCATTTGAAGGTATGGAAGCACAATTTGAAACTCGTAAGATTTTCTCTCAGTTAAAGATAGAATCGGAAAGAGCAAGTAGAGATATGGCTGAAGAATATGGTGAACCATTATGGTGTAGAGAAAGTGGATTTAGAAATACTCATTTAAGAGCAGTTGCTCCAACAGTTAGTAACTCTAAATTAGCTGGAAATGTATCTGCTGGTATTGAACCATGGGCGGCAAATGTATTCACGGAACAAACATCCAAAGGAACATTTATTAGAAAAAATACTGAGTTAGAAAAAGTTCTAAGAAAAGCAGGTATCAATAATAAAGATACTTGGGATAAAATCTTAGCCGATGGTGGTTCTGTACAAGATTTATCTGAATTAGATAAGTGGTGTTACTTAGGTGGAAAAATGATATTATGTGCAGAAATTGGTGATGAAGATAGAACAAAAGTATATCCTGCAAAAGATGTTTTCAGAACTTTCAAAGAAATCAACCAAATGGATTTAGTTAAACAAGCAGGTGTAAGACAACAATATATTGACCAAGGAGTTTCACTAAACTTAGCATTTCCATCGATAGTTGAACCTAAGTGGATTAACCAAGTAACAATGGAAGCTTGGAAACAAGGAATTAAAACGTTATATTATATGAGAACAGAATCAGTTCTTAGAGGTGATATAGCACAACGAGCACTCGATCCTGATTGTGTTGCTTGTGATGGATAATAATTATTAACTAAAAGAGAGAAAACAAAATGATACAAGTAAAAAAATTCTACGCAGATTGGTGTGGACCGTGTAAGGTTCTAACTCCCTTAATGGAAAATGTAAAATCAAAATTTAATAATGTTAATTTTGAAGATATTGATATAGAAGTCCAATATGAAGTTGCACAGAAATATCATGTACGTTCTGTCCCAACTGTTATTATTGAAAAGGATGGGGAAGAAGTACAAAGATTCACAGGAGTACAATCCGAAATGGCGTATATAAACGCTTTGAATGAAAATTTATAATACACAAATATGGCTAGCATAAAAGTATTCATGAAAGATGAGGAAAAGGAAAAACCAGTAGTTGGTATTCCGCAAGTTCCTAAAAAACTAAGTAAACAGTTAACGAATCCAGATGGTACAGAAACTGTTTACTTTATAGATAAAAACTATGGATTATCTAATGGTTTAAAACCAGAAATGAATTTTTCCATTTTACATCCAATATCTCCAAATATGTGTGAGATAAAATGTAAGATAGAAAGAATTGATTAAATTTTGTATAAAAAATTAGGTTATATCAAATAAATTTCGTATATTTACTCTATAAATAAATAAAATAGAAATAGATATGGCACAAATTAAGTTCGTACACAGAGATGTGGAAGCAGTAAAATTAAAAGCAACACCTAAAATTGCTTTTAATAAAAGTAAAAAGTTAACTAGTTTAGAAGGTGGTGAGCCACTATACTACGTACAAGTTACAGAAGCATTTAGATTAAAATTAGATACTTTCTGTGATTTTAGCCAAAAACATCCTGTATATCCGGATTATAGTTTAATAAACATTCCTATAATACGAGATGAACGTTCAAAAGTATTTATTTAAAACATAAAATAGGTTATATGAAAAAGTATACAAACAAACAATTAGAAGAAAATTATAATAAATTCATTAAAGCAGTAGAGAGTTTATTTACAGGAGAGAGATTAAAAAAAATCCTCCATATGTACTCAATGGATGAATTAGGACCAAACCTAATGTTATCACCAGCTAGTGGAAATATCAACTACCATAATGCGTACGAGGGAGGATATGTAGACCACATTATGAATGTAGTTAACAACTCAATCAGAATGATGAAACTATATGAAGATTCGGGTGGAAAAATAGATTTTACTCGTGATGAATTAATATTTGCAGCTTTCCATCATGATTTAGGAAAGTTAGGAAGTAAAGGAAAGATTCATTATGTAGATAATCCTTCTGATTGGCACGTAAAAAATCAAGGTAAAACATATGTTAGTAATTCTGAATTATCATATCTAACACATACTGATAGAACATTCTTTTTATTACAGGAATATGGAATTACATATGTTGAAAACGAATATTTTGGAATCAAACTTACTGATGGTATGTATGATGAAGATAATGTAAAATATTTCAAAGTATTTGACCCAAAGAATTACTTAAAATCAAATATACAATTTATACTTCATTGGGCTGACCATATGAGTACTTGTATAGAAAGAGACATACAAAACACTCAGTCTTAATATGTGTGGAATTATTGGTGGAAATAACTACAACTCATCTTCTATAAAAGATGGGCTAAATAACATACTACATAGAGGTAGAGATAACTCAACTATTGAAAAAGTTGGGGATTTCTACTTTGCTCATAATAGACTATCAATACAAGATTTATCAGAAACCGCAAATCAACCACTTTGGAATGAAGATAAAACTGTTTGTATAGTTTATAATGGTGAATTATGGGGAAGTAAACTTACCGATGAACTTAAGAGTAAAATAACAATACCATTCAGAACAACATCCGATACTGAGATTATACTTAATTCTTATTTAGAGTTCGGTGTAGATTCTTTCAAAGATTTAGATGGTATGTTTTCTTTTTGTATTATTGATACACGAAACAAAACTGCATATCTAGTTAGAGATTATATTGGTGAACTGCCTTTTTGGTATTCTATTGATAAACTAACTAATAAGTTAGTATTCTGTTCAGAGAAGAAAGGATTACCATTATCAGACATTTACATGAAGAGTGTAAAGACAGTTTATCCTGGTACATATGTTGCGTACAACTATGAAACACTATATCATAGTGTTAACACTTATTATGAACTACCTAAAGAAATAATAGAACACGATAGAGATACTATTATTAAGAACATACGAAGTTTATTAGGAGAAGCGGTTGAAGTAAAGATGATTTCAGATGTTCCCATTTGTACACTTCTAAGTGGGGGAATTGATTCTGTAATAACAACATATCTTTTATCTAAGTTATATCCTAAATTAGAAGCATTTGTAGTAACAACTGAGGGTGGTAGTGATATAAAGTTCGCAAGAATTGCAGCCAAAGAATTTGGTATCAAATTACATGAAATTCATATGACAAATGATGAAATAATGAATTCAATTGATACTACGTTATATGTAACTGAATTAACAAAATGGCAGAATATAGGTAGTGCACTTGCAACTATCAAATTAGGTCAAGAAATAAAGAAACATGGATTTAAGGTAGTGTTTAGTGGTGATTTATCTGATGAGATATGGGGTAGTTATGGACACATTCAAGCATTTCATTATACACCTGAAACGTATGATATAGCAAGAAGAAAGTTAATAAAGGATGTACATAAAGGAAACTTCCCATCACAGAATCAATCCATGATGTGGGGTGGTACTGTTGAGATGAGAACTCCTTACTCTTGGAGACCATTTGTAGAGTACTCTTTAAACATCCCTCCGTTGTACCAAAACGAAAAAGGATATATGAAACCATTGTTAAGAGAAGCATTTAAAGGAGAAATATCTGATGAACTTTTATATAGAAGAAAAGTTTGGTTCGCACAAGGAGCAGGAATATCAGATGGTATAGAAACAATAAAAGATACATTAAAGGATAGATTGAAAAATCAGTTCCAATATAAAGATAATTTAAATATACAGAAGTTTTGGGATTAAGTGTAATTCAAATAAAAGAAGAAGGTGAAGAAATGGACTTGGTAATAGAAAATGCCATGGCTATCATCAATTTGTATCCTGATATCTTTCCACACATGTATAAACAAGGTTTCAAGTTGGTAAGTAGAATCCAAGAAGGAAATATTGTATTACAAGATGGAGTAGTAATAACATTCCATCAGTATTCTGGTAGAACACCAGTTACACGTAACTCTATGGTTAAATCAAAAGCTAAAGGATTTATGATTCACCAAATAGCTTCAGATTTAAGTACTAAAGGAAATACTAAAACTGTATTAGATGAATTCGTTATATGGTGTAAGGAACAAGGAGCACCAGAGATTCTATTATCGGTACGAGCATTTAACGATAGAGCTCGAGCTTTCTACGAAAGATACGGATTTGAGTATGTAGAAAAAACACATTGGCACAAAAAAGGTGAAGATGATATACCAGGTATAATATATAGACTTCCATTGCAAGAAATAGATGCTGAAAAGTTTTTTACTTTTAATTAGGATATCTCAATTATATTTCGTATATTAGTACTATATTTATTGATTATCTGAAAATAGCGTAAAGTTCGCTCACTAAAAAAGGATAATCGGTGGTTGATTCAACTCCACTATAAAGAAAGATGAACAATGAATTAAACGAATCCTATATAGGTGTGTTGTAATTCAATTAATAAAAGTTTAATTTAAAATACAAACATGGAACAAAAATTTAAAACAATTAATGGTAGAACTCCTTTAATGGAATCGCCAACAGCAAAATATCTTTTAACACAATATGATGTTACAAGATTTAACTCAGAATGTGCAAGAGTAAAGTACTCATTGAGTTTTCAGAGATATTATTTATTTAACAACCTAAAGGGTGGTGATGGTCATCCTTGGCAGAGAAGTTTATTCTTATCTGTGATTAATTATGAACCAATTGGTCAGATTGAATGGGTAAAGACAATAGAAGGGAAAATTCCCAATGGTAAAGTCATTAACAAATCAGAATCCCTTGATGGTCAACAAAGAACCAAATCGTGGCAAGCTATTTGGGAAGGAAGGGTAAGATTGCCTGGACAAAGAGGAAGTGGGAAATCTAAAATCCTTATTGATGGTGAGGAAGTAGATGTAAGTGGATTCAATATTCATGATTTAGAAAGAGATTATGAAGATTATTTTAATAAATGGGTAAGTGAATATACATTTATTATTTTAGAATCAACACTCTCAAGGAAAGAAAAACACCACAGATTCTTCAAAGTAAATAATCATAATACATTATCTGCACAAGATGTTCGTTCTGCTATGGATAATCCATTATCACATTACTTGAATGATATGGTTTTACCAAAGCAACCTATGTTTGATTTTATGAAAGTAAACACACAAACATTAGATTTTGAATGGTTACAATGTTCAGCTAAAGGAAAACTATTACAAGAAATTATTTCTAAATATATTGTGTACGTTCATAAAAATAATTTCACTAACGTGGGAGGTTCTCAAATTGATAGCTTATATAATCAATATGATTCTAATGTTAAAACAAAAGAAGCTCTTGATTTATTAAAACCAAGAATAGAAAAAATATTAAAGACTGCAAATTATGTAATCAAACTTTCTTCTAAATCTTTTTGGAAAAAACGAGATATTCTTTTACTTTTAATCGTAATCGATAAATTAAATGAAGATAATATTAAGTTTGATTCAAAACTATTAGCTGATAACTACCAATCAATAATTGCTAAGCTTAAAAACATTAATGGTAAATTAAATGATTGGGCGGTTGATAAAGGATATCTAAAATCATTAAAGAAATCTTCTAAATCAGATAAGTTAGCTAATTCAGTTAGAGAAAGAGATAATACATTTGCTGCCTGTTATACCGCAGGAGATGGCGAAGTACCTCTTGAATTTGTTATTGAAAGTATCCTTTTTAAATTAGAAGAATCTGATATAGTAAGAGATGTTTCAAGAAAAAGAGCATTTACTCAAGATGAAAAAAGACAGGTAGCACTCTTACAAGATTGTAAATGTGCTTCTTGTAGAAAAAAACTTGATATAAATAAAACTACAACTTTTGAAGGAGACCATGTTACTGGATTTAAAGATGGTGGAGAAACCACTTTAGATAATTGTGAAATTCTTTGTTTAAGTTGTCATCAAACAAAAACGTTACATCCTCAGATGTATAAAGAAACGAGGGAACGATTTGATGAAGTGTTTTCACAACAACCACAAGTTGCATAAAATTAAAAGAAAAATAATAAACAACAACTAATGAGATTACGAGGCGAATCACATCCTAGGTCAAAACTTACCAATGAGGAAGTTTTACAAATACGAAAACTTTTTAAACAAGGATTTTCTACGAATGTGATTGCTCGTAATTTTAAAGTTAGTAAGTGGAATATAGATGAAATCGTTAAAAACAAAACTTGGACACATATATGAAGTTTTTTAAAGAAATGAACGAAGGATTCCAATTGTTATCAAAGGATTCTGTGAATCGTTTATATGAAAATATTAGAACAAATGCACGAAATGGTGGTGGAGGTGGTAAGTATAAAACCGCTTTACAAAAAAGTGGATTAAGTGAAAGTGAAGTAAAGAAACGGTTAAATCAAAAAAAGATTGATTCTAAAGACAGATTAACTATTCACATTCAAGAATTGTGGGTTGAACAAAAAGGAAAATGTTTCTATACAGACATCAAGTTAAATGAAAAATATTTATTTTCAGGTAATCAATCAGTTTTATCTCCATCAATTGATAGAACAGATAGTAATATAGGATATGAAGTTGGTAATATTAGAATCGTAATGAGAGGAATTAATCGTTTTAAGAATATAACTAAAGATGAAGATTTTATCCAAATTTTAAAGAAAACGGCCATTTCGGTAGTTGATAAATATAATATATGAAACTAACTAAAATAGAAGATTATTTTAAAGGTTGGGTAGTTGGTAATTTCAATCCATCTTTATTTAAAACGGATGATTTTGAAGTAGCAGTGAAATACTACAATCAGGGTGATTATGAACCAAAACATCATCACAAAGTTGCAACAGAGATAACAATTATTACAAAAGGTAATGTAGTTATGAATGGAATACCATATACCGAAGGTGATGTAATAACAATAGAACCAGGAGATTCAACTGATTTTAAAGTATTGGATGATACAACAACTACGGTAATCAAATTTCCTTGTGTAGCGGGTGATAAGTATATCGATTAATATTGATAAAATAAACACGAAAAAGCTTGTTTAATCCAATAATAAGTCGTATATTACTTATGTAATAAGAAATGATAATTAAACCCTTAAAAATGATAAAAGAAAAAAGTTTGTTCGAGTTAAAATCAGTAGGTTCTTACCTAGATTATGAAACAGGTATTATATACCCTATGAATGCAGATGGTTCTGCAGATAAAGAAACACCCATTTCTCTCGTAGAAGAGGAAGTTTCTTATGAATGGTGGCAATCATTAAGTAGTGAAGATTACTTTATGTGTAAAAAATTTTGGTAATAATTTAAAATAAATAAAATGATAAAAGCAATTAAAAGTAAACTATTAACTTACCTTTTCACAGATTGGGTACAATCAGAAACGGATATCGAAACATTACAGATATCTGCAAAATACATTAAACAGAGAGAAATCGAAGTGAGTGGAATAAAACCTGTATTAGGATTCCGTTCACATATTTCAGAACAAGAGCAAATGAATGGGTAGGTATAAATTCAAAAATAGAAAATATCCAAAAGATTTTCAATCCGTATGTGATTACATAAAGGATACCAAAGGTGTTGTTGTAAAGTTAGGACATATGACATCTTTTA